AAAAAAAAAATAAAAAAAAAAAAAAAAAAAAAAAAAAAAGAAGAAGATTTGTTGTGAGGGGGTGGTGGGGGGGGTTTTTGTGTTTGGGAAAAAGTTGCATCAGCTTTTTCACAAAACCGCGCGGGAATGCGCGGTTTTTTGTTGAAAGCTGTCGGGTTTTGATAGGGTTTTAAACGGGTTTTAAGAGGTTTTTAAAATCAGTTCACGGAGCGGCCGAACCATTCGACGCGACCGACGATGGCGATGTCGTCGTCTGTATGGCTTAGGTCTATTTCAAAGGGGGCGTAATGTGGGTTGGCTGATGTTACCAATAGCTTACCCGGCATACGTTGTACGCGTTTGACGAAAAGGTCGTTGCCTATGCGTAGGACGTACAGGCCGTCGCGCGGCTCGGTTTCGGCGTGGTTGATTAGGATGTTGTCGCCGTGGTTCAGGATGCCTTCCATGCTGTCGCCTTTGACGGCGATTACGGAGAGTTTGTCTGTTTGGCGGGTGACGTAGTTTTCTATCCAGTATCGGCGGAAAGCCATACAGAATAAGGGTTTTTCATCGCTTACGGTTTGCCCATGCCCCGCTGCGGCTTCGACGCTGTACCGTGGAATAAAGACGAATTCGCGCAAATCGACGGGATTGCCGAGCGTATCGACCGCGCCTGCGCCGATATCGGATACGGGGAAGGCTCCGGCATTCTCAGGACGGGCGCGGTCAAGGTATGGCACGCCCTTGCCTGTCAGCAACCAGTTGAGGTCGCAGCCCGTAACATCTTGAATTTTTATGAGTGTTTCGGCTTTCGGCAGCCCATCTTTTGCGAATACCTTATTAAGTCCCATGTAGGACATATCTATCTTGGAGGCTATTTCTTCCAACGTCGAATCAGGCCATAAAAGCTGAAGTCTGCTTTTAAAAGTCATGTGTATCTCTCTAACAAAAAGACTAACCAAAAAACCTTCCTTTTTGGTTAGAAATAATCTCAATTAAAAACAAAAGTTTATAAAATAAGTTCCTTTTGTTTGTAAATTTACTAACCAAAAGGGTTTACAACTATCCTTTTGGTTAGTATTATTCGTTTCACTAAGTTAAATGACTTAGCAAACAAACCCAAAAGGAAGACTTATGAAAACCCAAAAAGAAAGATTAATAGAAAAAATCGAAAATGCGGAAAGCAGGAAACAAGATTGGCATCGTGCAGAAATCGTCGCGGCAGTTCGCAAACGTGGGAAAACAATTACTGCTCTATCAATCGAATCCGGATTGAGCGCGAATACATTAAAAAGCGCGTTGCAGTTTAAATATCCAAAAGGCGAACGGATTATTTCAGACTTTCTCGGCGTACCACCTCAAGAGATTTGGCCTAGCCGTTATCCCGAACAGGTTTAAATTACTCGAAAGAGTAAACAAAAGTTTATATCAGGAGCTGTAAATGAGCAACACCATATCGTTAGAGGAGCTGAAAAATTTAAGTTTGCCAAATCTGCCAAAAAATATCGAAAGCATTAGATACCGAGCCAAGACGCAAGGCTGGCCGTATATCGAAGAAGTTGGCAAAGCTCGCGGAGGTCGTCTGAAAAAATACTTAATCGCCTCCCTCCCCGCCGAAATCCGAGCCGCCATTATGAAACGGCAGTCGGACGAACTGGCGGAGAAGATGCCGAAAACCCTGCCCCAAATCAGACAGGAGAAAACGGCGATGTCACCTCAAGTCTTGGCGGAAGCGGCAAAGCGGCTGAACGAGAAACAACGGTCGGTGGCGGATGCGCGATGCGCGGTGGTGGCGGCGGTGTTTGGTATCAAATATCAATACGGTTGCTCTGCCAAGGTTGCGGTGGCTCAATTTTTGAGACTGCTGGCTGAGGGTAAGTTGGACGAGGTTACGCTCGGCAACTTGGAAACGGCCAATGACCGCAGTCGGTCGGCAAAGGTTGGCGAACGTACTTTAGACGGCTGGATTTCTGCCTACCTTAAGGCGGAAAACGCGACGGAGCGGTTGGTGGCTTTGGCTCCGAAGACGACGAAGGCGGTCAAACCGATTGAGAGCTACGGTTGGTTGCCGATGTTTATGCAGTTTCACAATATTCCGTCCGCGCCAAAATTGGCACACAGCTACCGCCGATTTGTGCAGTGGGCCGAAGCGGAAAATATGCCGGTTAACGATGTGCCTAACTTGAGTATGGTGCGGCGCGTTTGGGAAAAACTCCCGCTGATTATGCAGGAGCGCGGCAGGAAAACGGGGGCGGCTTATAAATCGCTGCTGCCTTATGTGAAACGTGATTGGGGGGCTTTGAAGCCGAACGATGTTTGGATCGGCGACGGCCACAGCTTTAAGGCGAAGGTGGCGCACCCTGTACACGGCAGACCGTTTAAGCCTGAAGTGACGGTGATTATTGATGGTTGTACGCGGTTTGTGGTGGGATTTTCGGTGTCGTTGGCTGAAAGTTGTGTGGCGGTATCGGACGCTCTGCGTATCGGGGTCAAGCACTTTGGTTTGCCGATTATCTACTACTCGGATAACGGCGGCGGTCAGACAGGCAAGACGATTGACCATGAAATCACGGGTATTACGTCCCGATTGGGTATCCGCCATGAAACGGGTATCGCGGGTAACCCGCAAGGTCGAGGCATCATCGAGCGATGGTGGAAAGACAATCTGATTGAGATGGCGCGCCAGTATGAGACGTTTGCGGGCGCGGGGATGGACAGCAGCACGAAGAACCTGATGTACCGCAAGATGGAAAGTGCGTTCAACGCCTTGGAAAAAGGCAAGGATTTGACGGAGGAACAACAGAAATATTTGAAAAAACTGCCGAGCTGGTCGCGTTTTATTGCGGATGTGGTCAAGTGTATCGACGAATACAACAACCGCCCGCATGGCGAGCTGCCCCGACATCCTGACGGCGGGCATTATACGCCGAAGGCTTATCGGGAAATGAGGCTGGAACAGGACGGTATCGCGCCGGATATGTTGTCGGCGGAAGAGCTGGCGACGATGTTTATGCCGCAAGAGGTGCGAAAGGTACAGCGCGGTTGGCTGGATTTGTTCAACAACTCTTATTTCTCGACCGAGCTGGCGGAGTATCACAAGGACGAGGTACGGGTCAGCTACGATTTGAGCGATGCGTCGGTGGTCAATGTGTTTGATATGGACGGCAAGTTCATCACGAAGGCACAAGTCAACGGCAATAGCCGCGAGGCTTTCCCGACGGCGCGTATCGACCAACTGGCGGAAAAACGCCGAAAAGGCAAAATCAAGCGGGCGGAAAATGCAATCAAGCTCGCGAATGCGGAAGTCAATCCGGCTTTGGAACAGGCTGCGGTTTGGGACGAGCTGGGAAATTTAGGCGGAAACGTCATCGAGGCGGAGTATGCGGTATTACCGAAAACGGGCACAGACGACGAGATTGTCTTGTTTGAGGCTGATATGTAGTTAAAACGGTTTTAAAACACTTTTAATAAGGAAAACATCATGACAAATACGGTCAACAAAGCACTGCAACAAAAACTGGCTGAATTTAAAGCCAAATCAGGGATGAATCAGACGATGCTTGCGCGCGGTATCGGGGTATCTCCGGCATCTATCAGTATGTACCTGAATGATACCTACGCGGCAAAAGGCGGCAAATATGAAACCATCGAGCCGAAAATCGAAGCGTTTTTAGAGGTACAGGAAAGTAAGGCGCAACGCGAAGAGCTGGTGTTGGGGTTTGTATCGACCAAGACAACCCGCCGAATCTCTGAAGTGATGCGCGACGCACACGAGGCAGGCGACACAGTGGTGATATACGGTCAAGCGGGTTTGGGTAAGACTCAGGCGGTCAAAAACTACTGCGAAAAGAATCCCGCTGCCATCCTGATTGAGGCTAATCCGAGCTTTACGGCTTTGGTTTTGATGCGGAAATTGGCGGCAGCGGCGAAGGTCTCCACGGTCGGCAGCCTGAATGATTTGTTTGAATCGGTATCGGACAGATTGCGCGATTCGGGTCGTCTGATTGTGGTCGATGAAGCGGAAAACCTGCCTTTGCGCGCCCTTGAGATTATCCGTCGACTGCATGACGACACGGGCTGCGGGTTGGTTTTAAGCGGTATGCCCCGACTGGTGGTGAATCTGCGCGGTAAGCATGGCGAGCTGGTGCAACTTTATAGCCGAGTGTCGGTTGCGCTGAATTTGGGCGACTCGATGCCGGACGAGGAATTGGAACAGATTGCACGGGCGGCCATGCCGGAAGCGGATGATGAAACGATTGCGGAACTGGTTAAGCATAGCAACGGCAATACGCGACGGATGAGCAAGTTGATGTGCGGTGCGGTACGAACGGCAAACAAAAACGGCATCAAAATGCAATCGGGCATCATCAAAAAATACTCGACATTGATTATCCGATAGGTCGTCTGAAACGGTAAGTCTTTGACAGGGCTATATATTTTTTTACCCTATGATTTTAATAAGTTATTGTTTTTAAAGGAAAACGAAAATGCAAGTTTTGAAAAAAGTTGATTGGAAGATGTTTGTGGCGCGCTCTTTTTGGCGGTGGGTGCCGGTTGGTTTGACGGTCGGGGTGTGGTGTTTTGTGGGTGGAATGGCGTTGTATGGCTGTACCCAACCCGAACCGGTTGCGAAAGAGCCGACGAAGATCGAGGCGATGCGGCGTCAGGCGGATTTGGAAGTTTTGAAAATAGAAAGCGCCTACGAGGCAATGGATACGGAGCAAAAAATGGAAGGAATTGTATATGAATAAGTTTAGAAGGCCTAAACGGGGACTTAGCCGAATCAAGAAATTGGCATTGAAACGGGCGGTCGAGGAAATCCGCGCCAAATACGGCGAGCGGGCGATTGTGAAGGGATGGCGCGAGCCAGAAGGGAAGTAAAAATGTTAACCAAGTTAAAACCCTGCCGCGTATGCAAACAAATGAAGCCTGAATCTGCGTTTGCGTGGACTTTGGACAAAAACGGGGTACGGAAGCGAACCCAACGTTGCGCGAAATGTTGGGCGGAGCAGATGGAAAAGGAGACTCGGTTGAATATGGAACGGCATCGAGAAGAACGCGGGACAAAGTTGGAATGTGGACGACCCGCCGTCGCCCGCTCGGTTTGGGGAGACAGTTGGCCTGCCGCGCCCGCCATTATGGAGAACAAGCACTGGACGGCAACGGATACGCGCAAAGCGGATGCCGAATGGGCTTTGAAATTTAGGGAGCGTGCGAATGAGCTTTAAAAGACGAAACAACGATTGGCAGGCATGGGGACAACACCGCCGGCGAGCGACGAAGTTTATGGTGAAGCGAAACCGCGAGCAGGCAATCGCGGAATATCAGGCGCAGTTTGAAGATCAGGACGGCAAAGGTCGTCTGAAAAAGGAAGGGAACGAAAAATGAACGAAAAAGAATTAATCGAATGGCTGGAAGACCGTGGGGAACTGATGGTCATGAAGAAGGACGGCGAGGGTTTCGTAATCGCCGCCCGCGCGCCGGACGGGATTTGGAAAACGGCGGAGTCGTCAACACTGACAATGGCAATAGAAGCTTGGGAGGAAATACGATGAATATCGCTAGACCGAATAAAGAAGACCTTGACGCAGTATGGGAACTGGTCGCGTTTTTAAACAAAATTGAGCAGGGTTTGAATCCGATTTACCAACCTGCCGACCCAGAGGATGAAGACGATTTCGAATATCTGAGTGATGCGCCTGCGGATGAAGTGTTTGAAGCTTTGGAATATAAGTCTGCCAACGCCGGTTTGTCTTGGATTATGACCGTATTGGATACCTTGCTGTCTTCGAATAACGACATTGTTGACCAAGAATCTAGTGTTTTGGATTTTTCCCCGAAATTTAAACAGGCTGTAAAGGATACGGAAAGATTGGATTTCTTGATTGAGGTCGGGTCATCCGAATTTTCAAAACAAAATGGTCAGAAGGCCTGTTGTAGGTTAACCGAATATGGCATTAGAGGCTATGGAAGCAATTACCGCGAAGCCTTGGATGATGTGATGAAAGAGTGGAAGGAGATGTGATGACTACCGGAATGATGATTTATCTCTTGAGCTGTGGGCTGATTGGTTTGGCGCTGGTGGTTTTGGCACTGATGAGCCTGATTGAAAACTGGTTTAAGCAGTGTACTAAAGCTGTTGTTTTGGATGCCTGCGGTATGTTTTGGGGGCTGGTTGTTGTCCTTGTGGCGTTTTTGGCGATTCTTGGGGTGGTTAAATGATTGAAATCAGAAGTAAAAACTTTGTTGCGTACAACGCAAGTGAAAGTGTTTTGGAAAGCATCATTAAGGATGTTTTCACTGCGGCAATGTTAGGGTTTTGTGTGTATATCAGCCATTGGTCAGCATCAGTATTTTGGACATTTATCAGCGGTTTAATGTTTTTGTCTTATCTGGGCATTAAGTTGGGCAGGTTGATGCGTGACAAGCAAACCAAGTTTGAAACTTGGTCAGAGTTTAAAGCATGGATCGATAAACAAGCTGAACTTGAAAATCACTTGGCAGGCAATGTTCAGATCGTAAAAGGCAATGGAAATGTACAGGCTGGTGGCGATGTTTGGAAGGATAAACAATGAACATCGAAAAATTCAACCCGAAAAACAACCCTAAATACATTGGCTATATTTTCCGATTTTTGAAGAAAAAAGCCAAACTGCTTGAAACTTTAGGAGCTTATCCGCGAATTGTTAAGTTTAAAGATGGGTTCGGCTGGTATATCGGCTGGTTTATTGATGACGGTCTTGGAGACTTTATTGGTAGCAGGATTTGTTACGGCTCCGAAAAAGTTGAGACTTTTTGTTTTATTAAAACCCCTGAAACAGAGGTGGTTGCCGAAGTCAAATGGGACGAATACGAACGTATCGGAGGGTGTGCATTAACTAACTGGCATCACAAATGGATTTATGCCAATAAACAATCACGTAAATGCCGACACTGCGGAAGATGGGAACGGAAAGTCGTCAAGACCGTTAAGACGGTTGAACGTCGAACATTATGGGAGAGCGAGTCATGAACATCAAATGCCCGAACTGCGGGGCGGTGCATAGCCTGGACAGTTTAATCAATGATGCAGACGCATCGGCTGTATTGAGGGCTGTGTTGGAAATGGATGTGGAGATGGGCAAGGCGGCGATACGTTATGTCGGCTTGTTCAGACCCGCCAAATCGCAGCTCTCTTGGTCTCGCACGGCGAAGCTCTTGAACGAACTGCTGCCGATGATGAAAGCGCAGACTGCGGAGCGCGACGGGGTGTCCTCCCCCGCTCCCGCCGAGGCTTGGCTGCACGGCTTTAACGAAACGGTCAACGCCCGCGACCAAGGTCGTCTGAAACTGCCCTTAAAGTCGCATGGTTATTTACTGGAGATTGTCAGCCAGTGGCAGGGATCGGGATTGCCCTCTCCCCAGCCCTCTCCCACGGGGAGAG